GAGAAGGTCGGTAAAGCAGTTGATAAAGACCGTACACGTAAATTACAAAACGTGATTCGAAAATATCAAACAGCGCTCAACGAAAAAGCTACTACACTCAAAGATACATGAGTAGAGTCTGTCTCAAACTATCTTGACTCATATATTGACGAGGCTATTCCTACACAAGCGATTGAGGAAGCTACTCAAAATCGTCGCGCTTATGACTTACTAAAAGATATACGCAAGAGCTTATCTGTTGATATGGTACTTGCTAATGAGTCTATTAGAGAAGCTGTTGTTGATGGTAAACAAACCATTGAAGAATCTAAGAAAGCTATCTCTGATCTTACAGTTGAAAACAAATCTATTAAAGATGAGTTGGATACAATTAAGAAGGACTTATTCTTAGAGAAGAAACTAAACGGTCTTGATGAAAAGAAATGTAATTTCGTAAGAAAGACATTCAAAGATAAAGATCTCGCGTTTATCGAAGAAAATTTTGATTACACAGTGACAATGTTCGATAAGAAGGCTCAAGAATCTCTTGACATTCTTAAGGAAGAAGCAGTGAAGGAGTGTAAGACCAAGGATGCAGAGGTTAAAGTTGTTGAAGAGAAATCTGAGCAACCTAAATCTCATGTACATGGATATGCTCAAGAGCTCGCTAACATGCGTCTCTAAGTAATCTTTACAACTGTTGAGGTATTTGTTACCTGATTCTCCAATGCAACGGAAAAAAATGAAAGGAAACAATAATAAATTATGAATAAAGGTCAAAATTATATTGATACAAATAAAGCGGAGCAGTTGTTGGAGAAGTGGAGTCCTGTTTTGGACTATACCTCTAACAAAGTTAACGCTATTACGGACGCTTCAACGCGTCTTAACACCGCCATTCTCCTTGAGAACCAAGAAGAGTGGTGTATAAAGGAAGCTAACGACTCAAGCGGAAGCGGCGTATTTGGCGCGCGCGACGGTTCTCATGCCCAAGGCGGCGGGGGTGGTTATAATAACACAGATAGTTACGCTCAAGGTGATGCACGTTTACCGAAGATTCTTATCCCGATGATTCGTCGTACATTCCCTGAGTTAATCACTAATGAGATTGTTGGTGTTCAGCCCATGTCTGGTCCTGTTGGATTAGCATTTGCTTTACGTTACAAGTACAGTAGTCAGAGATTAGACGGTCTACAAGCTGCCACAAACACGGCTGGTATTAGTGCTGCTACTGGTGAAGCTAGTGATGTAACTACATCATCTATAAGATCTGCAACGAACGACGATGATACAGCCAAAGGCGGTCAAAAAGCAGGTGAATTAGGCCATAATTATCTTGGTTCTAGTTTTACTGGTGTCTCTGGTCAAGTTGATGGGTTGTCTGGTAACGAAGATACTTCGTTTGCAGCTGCTCACTGGTTATCTGGTGGTTTCGATCTCGCAGATAAAGGTTTTGCAGCAACATTATCAACGTTTGAGCTTGATAATGCAAATCTTAACACCCCGACTGTTGAACTTAGTTTCGAAAAGACAGCTGTTGAAGCTGGTACTCGTAGATTAGGTGCTCGTTGGTCTGTTGAGTTAGAGCAAGATCTTAAGAACATGAACGGTATTGATGTTGACGCTGAGTTAACCAATGCTATGTCTTATGAGATCCAAGCAGAAATCGATCGTGAAATGATCATCCGTATGATTCAGGCTGGTATTAAAGCTGGTTCCGGTACAGGTTTCTCTGTATACATTCCACAATCTGCTGACGCTCGCTGGATGGCTGAAAGAAATCGTGATTTCTATCAGAGACTTATCATTGAAGCAAACAGAATCGCTGTTCGTAACAGACGTGGTGCTGCTAACTTCATTGTTGCTACTCCTAAGGTTTGTGCCATTCTTGAAATGCTCCCTGAGTTCTCTTGGATGACAGTTGACGGTAACGTTAACACTCAGCCTGTTGGTGTCGGTAAGGTTGGTAACGTTGGTGGTCGTTTTAACGTCTATCGCGATACCCGTACCGAAGCTCAGTACAACTTAGGTGTTGCTGCTGGGGATGGTAACGTTAATGTTGAGTACGCATTACTTGGTTATAAAGGTCCTGAGTATTATGATACTGGTATCATTTACTGTCCTTATATTCCGGTTATGGTTCAGCGTTCTATTGATCCTAACTCCTTCTATCCGAAGGTAGGTATGTTAACACGTTATGGTGTTGTTGATCACTTATTTGGTGCTTCCAGCTACTATCACGTTGTTTTCGTCAAGGGTCTTGGTGCCGCTGACGGTATGACACAAGGTGTATATCTCTAATCT